AAGGCTTTTAATCAGTCAGTAAGAGGTTTTATTCTTAAGGGTATAGTTTTATGCCTTGAACCAAATAAAACTAAATCTAGGTGGTGTTGAAGCCCCACAGATTGAAATTAGGGGGCAATTAAAAGTGTTATTTGCAAAGTTCAGTAAACAATCAGCATAATTACTTTAATTGATAGATTGTAAAACGCTCTCACAGACACAAGTAGAGGAGCAAAACACAAAAAGGTATAAAACTACTAGGAACTAAATGAAACCTGCTTATGGTACCCTAATGGAGCTTACAGAGGAATTTAGAGGTAATCAAAAGGGGTTATTTACATAGATTAGAAAAAGGAGGGGTAAGTTTGGAATGTTGGGCAGAGGATTATTGTAAGCAACATAATACAGAATATTGTAATGAATATTGCATAGGATATAATCAACTTAAATTTTTATATCGAGTTAGCAATATCCCAAAGAAGTATCAGAAAGTCCACAATTTACAACTAACAGAGGTGGATAGTGATAAGCAAAGTTTTTTAGAATCTTTTAGAGATAATATAGTTGAAAATGTAGAAAAAGGAAAAGGGTTAATACTGCTATCACCAGTTAGGGGTAATGGCAAGACTACATGGGCATGTATAATGCTTAACGCTTATATTAAGGCAGTTGCCTTAGATAATGATATGAGTGTTAGGGTTAAATTCATATCAGTCCCAGAATTAATGCAGAGTTTGAAAGATGATTTTAATAGAGAAGAAAAAGAGATGGAGAAATTCAAAAAGCATATTAAACAAGCAGATTTAGTAGTTTGGGATGATATAGGTGCAGAAAACCCTTCAAATTGGGCTAAAGAAGTCCTCTATAATTATATTAACTATCGGATTAGTAATAATCTTTCTCAAATATATACTAGCAATAAATCAAAAGAAGATTTAGAAAGAGTGTTAGGGGAAAGAATATTTAGTAGAATGTTAGGGCAGTGTCAGGGTTTGATCCTAAAAGGTGATGACCATAGGAGAGGTGGTAGGTAGTGGTAGAACTTCAAGTCTTGAATAAAATATTAGATGAGAGAAGTTTATCAATTTTAAGACAGAACGATATAACAGATGATTATTTTATGGTATATAAAGAAGAATATAATTTTATTAAGGAACACTATAAAAAATATGGTAATATCCCAGATAAAACAACTATATTGGACAAATTCCAAGACTTTGATATGCTAGAGATAGAGGAAAGCAATAGATATTTAATTGAGCAGCTAAAAGAACAATATTTATTCAGTCAAATGTCTCCTTTTATCAGACAGTTAGCAAAGAAAACTGAGGAAGATAGTAATGAAGCGTTTGAATACTTAAAAACAAAAATGGATGAATTTAACAAGATACATAATAATTATAAAGAAGGTGTAGATTTAGTTAAATCAGCACCAGAGAGATTGGATAAATTCAGAAAAAGAGCAGAACAGGAAGATATGCAAGGCATAAGCACAGGCATAGAAGAATTAGATGATATATTAGGTGGTTGGAACAGTGAAGGTGATTTCACAAGTATCATAGCAAGAACTTCTAAGGGTAAGACCTGGTTATTAATGTTCTTCTTAGTGCAGGCATGGAAACAGGGAAAGAGCGTGCTGCTGTATGAAGGAGAGATGCCTTTAGATGTAATGAGTTATAGGTTTGATACTTTAAATAAACATTTTAGTAATACAGATTTAATGCGAGGAAATAAAATAATAGAAAAAGATTATGAGGAATATATTGATGATCTAAAAAACGGGGAAGTTCCTTTTATTATAATTAAACCTAGAGATATACAGGGCAGATTAACAGTAAGCAAAATAGAGGGATTAATAGAAAAATATAATCCTGATATTGTAGGCATTGATCAGATAAGTTTAATCCATGATGAATTAGGTGGCGCACAGAGAACAGTTAGGTATGAGAATATAACCTCTGAATTATATCAGTTAGCAGAGAAATATGCAGTGCCTATTTTAACCCCACATCAAGCAAATAGAGATGCAGACCAGGAAGAAACAGTAGAAGCGATAGATGAAATAGAAGTACCTAAGATTAGTGAGATATATGGTGCAGATGCTATTGCTCATAACTGTAGAAGGGTTATAACATTCAATAAAATTGATAAAATGATGAAGTTGTGTGTTAAGAAAAACAACTTTGGTAAAGCTGACATAGACCTGTTATTTATTTGGGATATGGATAAAGGAATAATTAATCCTTATTTACAGGTGGATAATTCAGACGGGGAAAAGAAAACACAGAGGATAGATAGAGAAGGAGTTGATTTATTTTGATAGAAGTAGCAGGAGTGCCTATATTCGCAGAAATAGAAGATATAGTTAAGGCATTACAGCAGGAAGATCATACAATAAAATCAAAAGAAACTAATCATAGTATAATGATAACCTGTCCTAGTCCTAACCATAATGATTCTACTCCTAGCTGTGGAATCTGTTATGAAACTCATACTAATTATAAGGGAGACACAGTTTTAGCAGGAACAGTTAATTGTTTTGGCTGCGATTATTCTGGAAGTATCATAGATGTGGTGAGCGATGTTCTGAATATCACATACCCACAAGCAATAAAATGGATAGTTTCTAATTTTGTAACAGGAGAATATAACCAGAGGAAAATAGAAATAGATATTAACAGAAATAGAAATGAGATAAAAGAGTTTGATTATGACCCGACTGAATTTTCAGACTATCATGATTACATGGAAGAAAGAGGAATAACGAGAGAGATGGCAGAATTGTTTCAGGTTAGTTATGATCTAAAGACAAATTCATTAGTCTTTCCAGTATTTAGTAGAGATTTTGAAGTTGTTGGTTACCAGAAAAAAGGGATAGATAGTAGATGGAATGATACACAGGGAAATACCAATACTTTATATGGTAAACATTTATTAGAAAAAAATAACGAATTATGGTTGACAGAAGGAGCGATAGATGCTATAATAGTATATAGAAGTGGAAAAGATGTTGTTGCAACATTGGGGTCATTAAGTGGAGAACAGATAGAGGAAATAAAAAGATTAAACTACAGAGTAATAGTTTGTGCTTTTGATAATGATAAGGCAGGTGACATTTATTCTAAAAAGATAGCAGCAGAGTTTAAAAATAGTTTAGTCAAAAGGGCATTTTTTACAAATGGGGATGATCCAGGAGATACACCAAATATTGATGATTTTGAGTATGAGTTAAAATATATGACATAAGGAGGAAGGGTTATGCAAGCTCCTATTAAAATAAGTACAGAAGAATTGCAGGCTTATATAGAGGGGCATAATGTGACGGCATGGTTATTTTCTAGTGGTAAAGGTCTTGATAAAATAGATGAAAAGTATTACGATCTAGCAAATAATATTGTAGATGTTGATGTGTCTGAAATTATGTATATTAGAGATAATGGGAGAGTTGTTTTAGAGGGTCAAATATCTAAAGATAGAAGAAATGATAGCACTAAAACTGAAATGATCGAGACACTTATTAACTATTTAAATAATTTATAATACAAAATTAATGATAATTAAGAATGGAGGGGAGGGTAAATTTGGGAGATACAGTGAAAGCTAAAGTTAAAGTATCTGCAATAATAGAGATTGATGATGAAATAAGAAAAGGTGCAAAAGAGCAGTATGGTATAACAGATGACCAAGAAATAGCTGATATGATGTTAAAGATACTAGTAAAAGAAGCTATCCTTGATAAGAATGTGAAAGATTGTTATTGGGATGGGGTAGTGAAAATGAATAGAAATATAAAAAGATATGATGTAGAGAAAATAACTGATATATTCACAATGTAGGGATAAAATGGGAGGGGGGTAAATTTGAGAGATACATATAATGCTTTAAAACAAACTGCTGAGTTATTAGAGACAGAAAATGTAGATAAGATGGTATTACTCTATCAAGATAACAACAAACGGGATATGATTTTAGCGAAAATGTATTGTGATAACATAGGGTATTTAGTTAATAGAAGTTCTAAATATATATCAATAGATGATGAGGATAAATCAAGTTTTGCTTTAGAATCAATTCATAAAGCCCTCCTCAACTATGATGTAGAAAGAAATGCTAAACTAATCTCACTTATTGGTCTTTATTTTGAGAGAAAGTTAAAGAATAAAATAAAAAGGCAGAGTAGGCAAAAAAGAAAAATTGATAAAGAAGCAGTTAGTTTAGATGAAGAATTTAGTTCTGATGGGGCTTCTAATTATGGTGCAGACAGAGATATGTCTTTTAAAAATATGTGTACTAAGGACAACTCAATTATACAAAACACATCAGATTCATTGAAAAATTTTAGTGATAGTTTTTTGAAAATGAGGATAAATGAATCCAACTTTTTAACTGAAAAGCAAAAGATGTTGTGTAACCTATTATTAGATAAAGGAGGTGATTATCAAAATATAGCAGATAAACTTAACATATCTCAAAAAATGCTGGTTAAGAGAATAAATAGTCTAAAAAAAGTTAATTTGTTAGAAATAATTAGTTAAAAACACTTTACTTTTTTGTTTAGTTGTTGTATATTAATAGTAGCCCTCAAAAAAGGGAATCAAAAAATAGGAGGAATTAAAAAATGAAAGTAAAAGATTTTATGAATCAGTTCGAGGAGTATTCAAACACAGGTGGAGGAGTAGACTTTTTTCATTTAGCAGATGATGGTGATGAAGCATGGGTAAGATTTTTATACACAGATATTGAGGATTTCAGCGAGAATGGGTGGCAAGTTGTTCATGAGATTGAGATTGGGGGTAAAACAAGAAAAGTTGCCTGTTTAACCCCAGAAGGCAAAGAGTGCCCATTGTGTCAAGCTGGTAGCAGCAATAAACCAAGAGGGTTTATCCAATTAATTGACTATTCAGATGGTAAAGAATTAAAAGTTTGGGAAAGAGGGAGACAGTTTATTGGTAAATTTGTGAGTTACCTGGAAGAATATAATCCTCTCTTTAGTCAATATATCAAGGTTAAAAGAGCAGGGAAGAAAGGGGACACCAACACTACATATAATTTATTCCCTATGTCAGAAGCCCAGGCAAAAGAAGAAGGTAAGTTTATGGAGGATACAGAGAAGAATAGAGAGAAGATTAAAGAGAAAAGAACAGAATTAGCAGGAGCAGAGAAAGCTAATTTAATTATTAAAAGAGATAAAGCAGATTTAGAGAAAATGGTAGCAGGAACATTCAATTTTGATCAGACATCTTCAAGTTCTTCTGGAAATAGTCAGAAGTCTAAGAAATCAGATAACCCTGCTGACTTTTTCTAAAATAGTTTAAATAGGGAGAGTGTAAAAACTCTCCCGATATTTTCATTTGAGAGGAGGAAAGATATGCAAAACTCACTGTTTAGTGGGGTAAGAGAGAAGAATAAAGAGTTAGTTAATAAATTAAAAAACAGAAAAAAAGCAACAAAGCAGGTAAGTAAGAATAAACTAAAAGCACAGCTTAATAATATAGAAAAAAGAGTACATGAAAATTTCACAGAAGAAGAAAAACAAAAAATAGAAGTAATAACAGACCAAAATAAATTATATAAATTCTTTACTAAAGATGAATTATATGCAGTAGATACAGAGAGTGATGTAGTAGGATCAAACCCAGACCCTATGCTAGATACATTAGTAGGATTAAGTGGGTATTCAAAAAATAATAATGGGATATATGTTCCTATTAAACATAAAAAGACAAACCTGATTACTTTTAATTATAAATATGATTATGATAAGCAGTTAACATATAAACAAGTTTCAGAGGTGTTTAGAGAGATAGATAAAAAGTTTATTTTTCATAATAGTGTTTATGATATAAGAGTGTTTATTAATGCTTTAGGTCAGTTCGACAAAAATTCAACAGGGTGGGAAACATATATAGCAAGTACATATCTAAATGAAAATGAAAAACATAGTCTTAAATACTTATATGATAGGTATGTGTTAGGTAAATCAGAGCAGGAATCAATGAGCTTTAAAGACTTATTTAAAGATATAAATATCAGTCTTGTTCCTATTTATCTTGCTAGTTTATATGGTGCTAAAGATGCTATAATGACTTATGAGTTATATGAGTTCCAGAGAGAGTATTTACACCCAGAGGGCAAATATATAGATCAGACAGGATTAAAAGAAGCAGGCAAATTCTATTTGAATTGGGAAATTCCTACAATAAAAGCAGTAATAAATATGGAAGAAAGAGGGTTTGATTTTGATAGTGAATATGCTAATGAATTAAGCAAAAAATACACAGACAAAATAAATAAAATAGAAAAAGAGATACATGATTTCTTAGATTCTTTAGATTATAGTCATTTATCAGACAAAAAGAAAAGTAAATTAGGAGACCCTATAAATTTAAATAGCCCAGTGCAATTAGCAATAGTAATATATGATGTGTTACATTTAGAGTATGAGGAGAGAACCACTGCTGCTGATGCCCTAAAACACTTTAGAGATGAAGCAAAAGATGAAAATATTAGATTATTTTTTGATAATATGTTAAAAGAGAGGAAAATAGGAAAACTTTTATCAACTTATATAGATAAACTACCAGAGGTAGTTAAAAGTGATGGAAAAATACATACTAGGTTAAATCAAGTAGGGGCAAAGACAGGCAGATTTTCAAGCAGCGAACCTAATTGTTATGATGATAAAACAGAGATATTGACAGATAGTGGTTGGAAGTTGTTTAAGAACTTAGACAAAACAGAAAAAGTAGCACAGTGGGAAGAAAATGGAGAGATAGAATTTGTGAAGCCTTTAGATTACATATCGTATCATTTTAAAGGGGATATGTATAAGTTTGATTATCAGGGTGTTGATTTATTAGTAACCCCAGATCATAGAATGTTATCTAAAACTAGAGCAGGAAGATTAGTTACTGAAACTGCCGAAGAATTTTATGATAAATTTAAAAGACTTCCTAGAACAATAGATAGAAAAGCAATTAGAGGGGGGATAAAGAAAGAAGGCAGGACATTAACTAAAGAAGAAAAACTATCTTTAGAAAAAGCAATAGCTGTTCAAGCTGATGGTTATGTTCAAGAAGGCATAAATAGAATCAAAATAGAGGTTAAATCGAAAAGAAAAGTTGCTAGACTGAAAGTTTTATTTGACAATGTAAAGCGTAAAGGGCAGAGTGATAAATTTTATATTAATCTGTATAAAGAAGAAGATGAGTATTTAAAAGAGTGGTTAGATTTAAGTGTTGATTCTAAAACTAAAGTGTTTAAGGATCGAGAAATTTTGAATTTAGACTATGAAGCAAGAAAATGGTTTTTAGAGTGCATACATAGATGGGGTGGTGATTATACTAGAGGAGCAACTTTTTTACAGAGGAATGACAGAAAAAGAGCAGTTGATTTAGTTCAATCAGTGGCACTTATGACAGGGTATAGTACCTCCTGGTATGACAAAGATGATAAGCATACTGTTGTTAATTTATATAAAGGAACTGATAGATACTTCTCTACAACAGAGATTAATAAAGTTCCATATGATGGTCAAGTATATTGTGTTACTGTTCCTTCTGAAAAGATAGTTGTTAGAAGGAATAATCAAGCAACTGTTTCATATAACTGTCAGAACATCCCGAGCGACAATCACGAGATAAGACAGATGTTTAAAGCAGACGAAGGCAAAGTTTTAATATCCACAGATTACAGCCAGCAAGAACCAAGAATCCTGTCTTATGTGTCTGGTGATGAACATATGATAGAAGCATATAATAATGGTAAAGACTTATATGCTATAATTGCAAGTATGATATTTGATGTTCCATATGAAACATGTACTAAAGAGCAGGAAAATGAAGAATACAGGGATTATTGCAAAAGCCTACTTTTAGGAGTTCTGTATGGCATGGGTATCCCAACAGTAGCAGAAATGATGGGTAAGACACCAAAAGAAGCACAGAAAATACTAGATGCTTTCTTTGATAGATTCCCAAAAGTTAAGGATACAATAGAAAAGACAAGGATATTCTGTAAGAAAAACAATTATGTTAAAACCATTTATGGCAGAAAAAGAAGATTACCAGATATTAACCTCCCAGAGTATGAGGTTAAGTGTGATGACCCCAAAAAGAGAAAAGAGTATAGAAAGAAATTAGAAAAGGCAAGATACTGGAAACAAAAACAGAGAATAAAACAGCAAGCAAAACAAGATGGGGTTAAGATAAAAGATAATACAGGGTTTATAGCAGAAGCAGAAAGGCAGACAATAAATAGTGTTATTCAGGGATCAGCAAGTGATATGACTAAAAAAGCAATAGTTTTAATTGATAATGATGATTACTTAGCTGAATTAGGTTATGAACTATTATTACCAGTGCATGATGAAGTAATAGGGCAGATAGAGAATGACTTAGAAAAGATAGAAAAGGCGAAAAAGAGAGTAGAAGAATTAATGTTAAAAGCAGGAGACCCTGTAACTGTAACAATGTCAGTTGATCATGAAGTAAGTAAGAAGTGGTATGGTGAATTAATCAAATAGGAGGATTAGAGATGAAAATAAATGTTAAAGAGTTAAAAAATGCTCTAAGTAAGGTTAATAAGTTAATAGATAGTAATAAGATAATGGAAATATGTAAGTATGTTGAATTATTAGTTAGTGAAGGCACATTAATTATAACTGTTACTGATAAGACTTATACCATAACTTCCAGAGTGGAGGTGGATACAGAAGAAAAGCTGTCAAAAGTAGTAGAAGGGTCTAAATTGGTTAAATTAATTAAAAGTCTAAATTCAGAGTTTGTTGAGTTTAACTTTAAGGATAAATACTTAGAGATAAAATCAAATGGTAAATATAAATTAGATTATTACAATGATGAGTTTCCTAGTTATGAGATAGAGCCACAGGAGGTAATGGAAGTAGATGCAGCAGTGTTGCAGGAGATAGTGGCAAAACATAAAGGAACACCTTCTACTGACCTAGAAGTTCCTGTATTAACAGGTTATTATCTAGGGGAAGAAGTATTGACCCTAGATGGAACAAAAATGGCAATAACAAAAGATAAGTTACTGAGTAGTGAGTTATTGATACCTGCTGATTTAATGGAAATGGTTAATCTGTTTGAGGAAGAAGATTTAAAGATAATGGTTGATGATAATAAGTTATTATTTGATTCTGATAGTTTGACTATTTTTGGAAGTCAGTTATATGGTATAGGGGATTTCCCAGATTTATCAACATATAAAGATGCTTCTTATGAAAATCATGCTGACATAGAGACTGCTGCTTTGAAAGAAGTCTTAAATAGGATAGAGATATTTACAGACCCAATGGGTAATAAGGGTCTCCACCTGGAATCTGATGGGGAGAAGTTATTACTATCTGATCTTAAAGGTAAATCAAAAGAAGAATTAGAAGTAGAAGGAGAAGGCTCATTTGCTTGTAATTTAGTTATTGATGATTTAATCCTTTTTGTTAAGAACACAACTTCTGATACTGCGAGATTGATGTGTGATGGAGAAAACTTAGCTTTTTGTTTAAAAGATAATGAAACAGAATACTTTACAGGTAAGTTAGTGGACTAAGGAGGAGAGATAAATGTTAGAATTAGATATGATTAAAACAGATAAAGGAATTTTTCTTACAGACAACCCCCGTAGTTATAAGAGCAGCAGACTGCTCGATTTAAAAGTTAATGGGGTTAAACCAGAAGAAACATACTCTAAGGGCTGGTATTATGTGGATATAGATGAGGTTGAAAAGATAGAGAAAAAAGGCAGTCGAGAAAAGATAAATGTTAGATATGAATTAAATGATCCAGAATTAGAATCAGAGAAACTTCCTCTAGTTATGTCAGAAGAAGATTTTGATAATGAAGCAAGTTATGCAAGTTTATACAATTATGAATACGATTTAGCAGAACAAAAATGGGGAGAAATAGAATATGAGATAAACACATTATTTGAAGTAGAAGATTATTACTTTAGACCTAAAGCAAAACACACAGGGGAATCAAAAGTCAGTTTTTCTACTAAGGATGTGGAGATAAATAATGCCAACTTCAAACATCAGGGTTTAGATAAGATGTTAATTCCAGAGTTAATGTTGCACAATTATCCTTGCAAAATAGCATCTAAAGACCTCTACAACATATTAAGAAAGTTTATTAAAGAAAACATAGACCATAGATATGCTAAGATAACTAGTGATTATAACTTCTGTTTTACTGTCAAGAAAAGAAGATATGATAAAGATGCTTTTGATTTAGTTACAGAATTGGAATCCGATATTTTAAGAGATCGTAGAATATCTTCCAATACTGAAACCACCATTTTTGAAATGACAAGTGAGGAAGAAAATTATAAAAGGTATCCTATTTTGCCTTCAATCAAAGCAAATAGTGAAAAAGAGTTGATAGAAAAAATAAATAACTATTTAGAGAGAGTAATTACTCATATTAACGAGCCTTTAGTAGAGTGCAGTCATTGTGATGGTAGAGGATATGTTAATGTTCAGGAGAAGTTTGATCTTAGGGAGGGTAAATAGTGTCTTTGAAAAATTACACAATAGATGAGTTACACATAGCAAAAGGAGCAATATCTGATAATATCTATGCAGGATTTTTAGATACCACTGAATCACATTTTATGAAGAAGAAAGATATTACTGGTGAGTTTATGAAGGCAGTAGTGGATAAGTTTGCAGGTTATGAAGAAGTTTTTACTTTAGATGGCAAGAAATACAGACTTAAATTAACAGAAATAGAGGGGGAAGAATAAATGGGTTTAGATACTTTAGTTAAAAAACTAAACACAAGAAGTAAAGAGATAACAGATGGTGAATACTTAATTAACATATTAGATGAAGCCTTAACCAAAAGGAATAATGAGAATTTAAGGAAACCTTCTCAGTATTACTCCCCTTCTTCAATAGGGGGCTGCCCTAGACAGTTATTCTATAAAAGAGTGGGGGCAGAGATAGATAAAACACAGAACATAGAACCTAAGAATATTCTAAAAGGGGAAACAGGAACAGATAGACATGAGAGGATACAGCAGCTATTAATTTATATTAATGATAAATTAGATTATAAATTCGAATGGGTAGATGTTAGAGAATTTATTAAGGATAATGAGTTAGATTATTTAGATGTTATCTCATATGATGGATTAGAAGCATTGATAGTAGATACCAGGTATAATATTAGATTCAGAGTAGATGGGATAATTAAGATCAAAGATAAATTTTATCTATTAGAGATAAAGACAGATGATACTTTTAGGTGGCAAAATAGAACAAGTATCTCACCATATCATGTAATGCAGGGTATAAGTTATTCTCTTAGTTTTGGGATAGATAGAGTTATGTATCTGTATGAGGAACGAAACAACTATCAGAAGAAAGCCATCAAAGTAATTGAATCGGAAAAAGATAAAGAAAAAGTAATTAATAAAATAAATAAAGTTGAGCAGCACATAGAAGAAGAAACACTACCAGAGAAGGATTTAAAAAGCTGTAGATTCTGTATGTATAAGACTATCTGTAAAAAAGACCACAACCCACTTAAAGGAGGTCAAAGTGAACTTATTTGAAAGTGATATAAGTAAAAGTATGAAAGACCTTAAAAGTTGGGGATTAAGAATCCCCGACAGTGCTTATGGTAAAGTTAATTCTGATGCTGATTTCCTTGCTTTAAGTGAAGGCACTATGTATGGGATAGAGTGTAAAATGAATACAAGTGGTGGGAAAAGTTTCAATTTTAATTGTGTGAGTGAAAGCCAAATAGAGGGATTAACAGAGATAGTTAGAGAAGGTGGTCAGGGTTATATAATATTTAATTTCAGATGGATGGGGACAGGAAACACAAAAGGAAAAGTTTTTGCTATAACAATTTTAGAATATTTATATTTAAGATATGCTTTCCCAAATGCAGAAAAATTCATAGAAGAATATCCAAATAATGATAAATCAATTCCTTTAGAATACTTCCAGAAAGAAACTTTAGAAGTACCTAAACTACCACTTGAACAAGGGGGATACGGCTGGGATTTAAGAGTATTATTTGAAAGGGGTAGAAGATGATAAAAGAAGATAAAGTTAAACAACTATTGAATGATTTAAATGTTAATTCAAACAGAGTTAATCGTTTAGTTGGGGGCATTATAGGGGATTACATAGAAGATTTAGATAATTACTTAGAAGAAATAAGAGAAAAGGTAAAAAAAGGTGAATTATCAGAACAAGAATTGGAACTGATTACAATAAGACTTCCCACTTATATTTATTTTGCTAATGAGAGATTAGAGCATTTGGGTGTTGAGGGGGATGTGGCAGGTAGTATGAAGAATGAAGCCTATGATGAGAAGATATTAAAGGTAGAGGGCACAATTCCAGAAAAGGAATCACAGGCAAGTTTAGCCACTTTAGAAGAAGATATAATTGAGAAAGCATATAAGAGAGCATATAAGAAGTTAAAGTCAAAAATAGAAAAAGCAGAAAATGTATATACAGGAGTAAAGAAGATAGTGGATAAAAGAAAAGCAGAGATAACCTTTAATCACAGCACAAGCACAGTAGGGCAAAGTGGTGATCAGAATGAGTAAACTAGATGATGCTATAAGAAATATAAATAGAGGTAAAGACAGACCGCTTATTAAAGAAAATATGGATTATGAAGGAATAGATAAAATACCATTCCCCTCACCAAAGATTAACTGGCAATTATATGGGGGACTGCCACTAAAAAGAATAACAGAGATAGCAGGGTCAGATGGTAGTGGTAAGACAACAACAGCATTAGGTTTTTGTGGGGAAGCACAGAAAATGTTCCCAGATAAAAGAGCATTATACATAGATGCAGAGCACACTCTTGATTTAAAATGGGCAGAGAAATTAGGGGTGAATG